TTAGCGTCCTTAGCCATATAGAATTGTATATGTTATAAATATTAAAAAAAGCAACTACTTATAGCTGCTCTTTCCTTTATATTCTTGAGAAGATTTTAAAAATTCTGGGGTATTTACTTTACCATCAGAAGAAACTAATGTTTTTGTTCCCTTTTTTCCTGATTTAGCGTTTTTAATTTGTTCCTGTTCTTCTTCATAAAAATTATTTATCTCTGAAAGAGTAAATTTTCTTAACCAAATAGGCATATTATAAACTGTATTATAATCATACCCTCCTTTACCATGGAATACTATACTATGGATCTGTCTAAATAAAAGTATTCTATATTCTGGGGCTATTTCAGGCGTCAGGCCAAAAAAAGTTAAGTCCAATAGGGACTGTAACTACCTCCCCTCCTTCAAGCGATACAGACATATCAATATCAGGACCTAAGTCACTTATATATTGTCTAAATGCTCTAGCATCCCTAGCTAAAAAATAATTATCAACAAATTCTCTAATATCTTTAGAATCATCTTTTCCATCTACTGAAAGTATAACATGTTTTAATCTAGTAGTTAGTTCTGAAGAGGAATTAGGGTGGATTTTTTTAAGGCCAGCTAATTCACGTTCAATTTTCTTTTCATCATGACCATTTAAAAATTTAAATTCTAAAACAGTCCCGGTATTTTCTAATTTATAAATAAATCTGTTTTCCCCATTTTCAAATAAACTTTCATCTATAGGTTTATTTTCAAGTTCACTTAAATCTATTTTTTCTTCTTTACCCGCAATTGTTACAACATAATCCTTACCATATCCCAAGATACGTGCTGCTACAAATAATGCATTTTTATCACCCACAAATAAATCTTTAGTATCTATATCTTTATTAACTATTAGTGATTCTAATAATTTATCTAATACTGTACCATTTTGAATATATTTTTGGTTTGTTAGAATATCCTCTTCTTTAGCAGTCATATATCTTAATTCAACTTTACCACTTGATAAGGGAGAGTCTTTAGGATATAATAATCCTTTAGATGGTAATTCTACTTCTTCGGTTGGGAATTTAAATTCGGCCATAATCTTTATTTAATTAAAACTTTTTTATCGTTAATAAATACTAAAAAGGAAAGTTCTTAAAACGGGTTAGTAATTATTTATTTATTTTATTTTCAAATTTATCAAATCTTGAATCTATTTGTCTATAAATTTCATCAATTTGATTTTGGTAATCTAATCGTAAATCATTAATATTATTATTAAAATCTTTACCGATTTCATCCATAGCTAAATAAGCATTATCTACAGATTGGTTAACATCTCTAACTTTGGTTTTCACCTTAAACACTCCTATCGAAGCATACCCTACTAAGAATACACCTACTGTGGATAGGACACCTAAAACAAATTCTAAATTTTCCATATCTTATTATTTTTAAATGTCAAAGAACTATTCCTTTTAGTATTGACGTTCAATATAAAAAAAAGCTTGACCGAAGCCAAGCAATTTTTTGAGGTATGAGGGTTGGGTAAATTTTTAGAAATTCAATACACAGTAATCTGGTTGAACTGTCATTGTAAGTTCTTGAGCAGCATTTTCAGTATCCCAATTGAAATCTCCAAATGAAGCTTCTGTAATCATTGCTCCTTTGATAATCCATTCTGATACAATATCACCTACAGGTCCTAATACGTTTATTGTTAGGTCTTTCTTGTAGAAATCACTATAACCATCACGACCAGTTACTGATTCGTGGTGTAAACGTACCCATTCCATTACTGCTTGAGCACCAGAAGGAGTGATAGGATCAAATAATGTAAATTCAATTGTACCCCAAGTTGTTTTCCCTTTAACATAACGTTGTACGTTAATATGATTTAAAGGTACTGAACCTTGGCTTACAGATACGGCTCCTACACCTTTCATGATGTAAGATGGGAATCCATCAACGTAAAGAATAAATCTATTCTTTTGTTTTGGCTCAAATGCCGTGTAAAATATTTCGTTAGGATCTAATACTGCCATTTTATGTTTTTATTTTATTATAAATATTCTAATTTTTAGTTTTTATTCAGGAAATACTGCTCCGGTTGGTAATACGTTGAAATCTAGCATAATAAATTCTGCTGTTCTAGTTGGTTGGATAAAAATCTGACCTACTAATTGATTTCTATCAATTACATCTGGGGTGTTATTAGTATCATCCATTACTACTTTAAAAGCGTATAATCCTTGTCTTTGTTGTACTGATTCTAGATAGGGATTAACTTGACCTAAGAATATATTTCTTGTAGCAATTGTATTTTGTTCAAATACTAAATTATCAGCTACCTGAGATATATAGCTCTTAAGTTGGATTAATAATCTACGTACATTTACACGATCTAATGCGCTAGCTCGTTTCTGTAGAGTTTTTTGTCCAAATACTACAACACCACTTCCTGGGAATGTAGCTATTGGGTTTATATTAGCTTCATATAAAGAATCTCTATTCGAAGTAGTTAATTTTCTTTCTGCTTTAGTTACATTTCCAAGAGCACCTCTTGTTAACCCTGCTGGGGCAAACCAAGCATCACTTGAAGCATCGGTAAATGCAAATACTCCAGGAATCATTGTTGAGGCTGGTACCCAAACAACTTGACCTATGTTTGGATCAATTGTTTGTAACCATGGCCAATAAGTAGCAGTATATGAACTATCAAATGCTGAAGCATTTTCAACCATTGTAGATATGTTTGTCCCATACCCATCTAAGTCAACTACTGCAATACAGTCTTGACGTGTTTCTGCAGTTGTAACTAACTGGCTAGTTGCTCCACTATGATCTGAGTTATTTAATCCTGGGGCTGTTAAAAGGTTAAATCTATAATCATCTTTATTATTTAATAAAGATATTGATGATGTGTAATCACTAGCGCTTAAACCTTGAATGTTAGAAGATGAAATTTCATCATAGAATTTAGCTCCTGCTCCAAATAATTCACCTGTAGCTCCACTAAATGAACCTGAACCTATTTGTGGTAAACTTGATGTAAAGGCTGCTTTTGCATTTCCGGCATTGTCAAAGTACTCTGATGTTTTGTAATTTACAGCAGATACTCTTACATATTTACTTTTATTTGAATACTCACCTGAAGATTGTACATATGAATCTGAACCATCTTCTACTATTGAATAACTGGTATTACCAATTACTCTTTCAATATAATTAGGTGCTTTAGGGTCTAATGATAAATTACCCCAAGTTTCTAATATAGATTTATTTTTATGAGTATCACTTCCTTTACGAATAATTAAACTAAATACTCCTGATCCTGAATTAGATGAAGCAATTTCCCATCTAACGTTATCTCTTGTCCCATTAGCTAAAGCTCCATTTCCTACTTCTGCACCTGAGTTATTCATAACAACTCCTTCAGCTAAAGTTTCTAATACAAAAGGAACACCATTTACAATGTTACCACCAGCTAAAGCTGAGGTAGCTAAATCAGCATCTGTGGTTCCAATATTTGCTAAGGCTACAGTTAATGTATCTCCTATTTCATATCCACTACCTGCATTAGTTACTGTTACACTAGTTGCTTCTACTAAAATATCATCTTCTTGTAATAAAATAGTTGCATCTTCTTCACTAGTACTTTCTATATCAGCACCCTTAATAGTTAAAATATCTCCAGCAACATATCCACTACCTGCGTTAGTTACTTGAATAGTAGATATTGTGCTACCTACGGTAGTTACGGATAATGTTAATCCAGTACCTGATCCATCCTCAGGTGATATATTAAATATATTATCATTGCAATCTGTTGGGTTATTTGTTATAGATGTAAGTAATTCATCTATACCAGTCAATACTTTACCATTATCTCTACTAGTAACTACTGTAACTGTTGCACCACTACCATTACCACTTGTTGTTGCAACGTCAGTATAAATGCCAGGAGTACCATTACTCCCACCACTGCCTACAGTTAATGTTCCTAAAGATAATTCTCCAGTTTCTTCATTATTTCTTATATTTAAGGATGAAGCACCGGTAAAAGAACCTGATTGGACTCTAGTTACTAATAGTGAATTCCCTCCTTGTGAAAAATAGTTATTAGCTGAAATTGAAGTTAGATAAGTGTATTCTGATGATCCACTAGATACTGCACCCCCAAAAACTGATTGATATTCACTAAAAGAGGTTACTAATGTAGGGATACCAACAGGACCTTTAACAGCGGGTCCTACAATAGCGGCTCCTGCTTCTACGGGTTGGCCTTGAATAAAAGATTGGTCGTTTTCTCGAGCCAATACACCTGGTGAAATTAATGTTTCTGCCATTTTATATGTTTATTTATTGTATTTATTTATAAATATTAAAAATTTTTTCAAAAAACTAAGAAGTAGCTGGTTTGACTATTTCTTTTTTATTTATTGGGGTTATTTCTCCTGTTTCTAAATTAATTTGTCCTTCCCCGTATTTTTTATTAAGAGTATCTCCTAATTCATTTTGTTGGTTGTTTATCATTTTTAATTGGTCTTCTAATAATAAACTTTGTACCCTTAATTCACCTAAAGAAAATATAATTTGATCTCTTTGTAATTGTGAATCTTTAATTTGTTGTAACTCTTCTTGCAATAACTTCATATTAGTTTTTTGGTTATAAATATATATAGAATTATTTAAATTTTAATAACTTTAACAATAATTTAAATTATTTAAGGAACATCATTGATGTTTCCTACGGTTTCTGTTGTAATTGTAATTTTTGATTTAGAGTTTAATTTTTTAATTGCATTTAAATCTTTTTGCATTACGTCCGGTACGATATAACCTCTTAAGTTGATATCAAAATTACTTTTAACTAGTCTATCTTGACCTGCTGTAATTTCAGCGGCAGTAGAGAAGGAATTTACTCTAGCATTAAATTTAAATCTTTCTGGATTACCCCAATATGAATCAGAAGCATATTCTACTGATTCAATTATTTTGTTTAATTGTTCCATGTAATAAGTCTGAATGATACAACTATAGGTAATATCTAGATAATCAGGAACTACTACAGTATTAAATTGTTTAGTAGGAACTCTATTATTTAGTAAATTAAAATTATTATATGTATTTTTTGGGTTGAAATCCTTTTGGAAGGTACCATATAAATTAGGGGAATTAGAATCTAATTTATTATATGTACTTCTATCTTTTGCAATAGTATCCCTTTTAATTACTATAATAGGTAACATTACAGACCCACCTTTATCTCTATAATAACCATCTCTTTGATATGATTTCCACCTTTCAGGATTACCATATATTATGGGTACTGCTCTTCTTTCTCCATTTTGGAAGACAAAAGGTTGAATTACGTTATTAAAGTAATAAAAAACAGCTTCATCAATGTCTTTAATGCCAACTGAAAATGTTTTTGATGTTTCACCTTTTTGACTTATTTTAGTTGATCTATTAAACTCAATTCCAGTTTGGGATTTATTAGGGTTTGATTCTTTATTAGGATTTCCCCTTTTAGTATCAAATGCTGTTTGCAATCCTTTACTAATCTCTGATTGTTTTTTTGGATATGGTTTAAAATTAGGCATTAAAATCTTTCTTTATAGGGTGAAATAGCTACTTTATCATTAGGGATTTTATGAGCTTTTAATATAATAGATAAATTAGTACCAAAATTTTCTAGCCCTGGATTTAATGGGTTTGATGTTCCATCAGAGCTATTATTAGGATAGTCTGGGTTTTTACCTACGAAATATTGGTTAGATATTGTAGAGTTTACTCCATAGTAATTATTTTGATATAAAATAATATCTCCTACTTCTGGGACTACATTAGCATCTTTTAAATCATCTCTAAAAAATGCAAAATCAATTTCTTGTCCAAATCTAACTCCTTCATCTATATCACTATATGACTGGTCTTCTCTATTTATTAGACAATTAAATAAAAAAGGGCCGTCATAATACTTTTCACCAGCAGCTTCACCATAAATGTTTACTCCAGTTTCTTCTAGTTTAAACTTATAAATAGCAGCTTGTTGAGTGATAACGTCATGCATTAACTCTCGATTTAATCCTCTTATTAAACTTACATCACGTAAGCCGCCAAACATTGCCATATTATCCTATATAAATTGTATACGGTACTTGTTGAAGTTCCGTTTGTTTAAACTCAGTTTCTTGTGCTCTTCGTTCTAGTAAAGATTTACGAGAGGTTTGATCAAAATATTCTCTTAATTTTTCTACTAAAGCTGTTTTTTCTGCTGTAGCAGCTGTAATTAAATCTGATTGGTTTAATGTAACTTCAGAATTTGGAATTGGAATATTACCATATTTTCCTCTTACATATCCTAACATTTCTTTAGCTAATGCTAAAGTATACTCAAATATCCATTGTCTTCCTACACTGTTAATACTAGCATATGTTGGGTTATTATAAGGGGCATTAGATACATTGGTGACATTTCCAGGAGTGTTTGTAATGCTACTTTGTATTCTTTCTTCTCTTAAAATATATTCAAACCAATAATTACCACCTCCCGAAGCTGGGATTGGGAATATTCTTAGTTTATTGTTTTTTAATTCAAAACTATATTGGGATCTACGTACCTGATCGTTTAATTCGATTGCTTGGATTGCAGCTAAATCAAAATTTAATGGCATCATTAAAAAATTAATAGCCGGACTCATACCACCAAACCCAAAACTATCAAACATATTTTGTGATCCAAACCCTGTTCCTACATAAGGATCATAATACCTTGTAATTGCAGGAGATGCTTGATAAAATACTTTTTTAATTTCAATACTACTAGTAATATCATTATCTACTGCCCATTGAGCTAAATCATAATCTTGTTGACTTCCCGTCATTATAAATGAACCTGTATAGTGAGGTACATTTCCCCCACTCCCCGCTTCGGCACCATACTGTTCTGTTAACTTAACGATAGGTTCAAAACTTGGAGTAACTACACTAGTGTTTAAGTTGCTACCAGTTGATAACCCCTCTAAAGATAATTGATTATCTCTAATAATATGAGCATATAATTCATTACCATAAATAGTAACTGCTTCTTCAAATGCTGTAAAGAAGCTCATATCTTGGAGTTCTACATCAGTTAAAGGATACCCTAAACGTTGGGCACAAAATTTTGCTACTTTGACAGCATCAGTTTGAAATTGGGGTTCACTATCATAAAATCCAAAAGGGGTTAAACCTGAGGACCAAACAGGACTACCATTATATATGGGGATATTCATGTTTTATTTTTGTTATAAATATTAAATCAATTTTTATTATTATAAATATAGGATCCTGATGTAGTTATTGATATACCTTTATCTATTGCTTCTTGATAATATTTTAGTAAATCTTCTACAATAGAATCTCTATGGTTAGTTTGTAATGTAATTGCTTCTAAGTTTTTTATTTTTCTAGAGGCGGTATATAAGAATTTAAACCCAGAATCTGATTTTTTCTTTAAATCTGTTTGGTGTTGGTCCCCACATATCATCATTTTACTTCTTAAACCTATACGGGAAGTAATCATTTCCATTTGTTCATGAGTAACGTTTTGTGCTTCATCAACAATAATCATTGAGTCTAAAAATGTTCTACCCCTCA